GATACGTATCTCTCTCTAGCTTTGTATCTTACGTTGCCAGTGTCAAAGTCACCTTCCATTGAAGTTTTGATAGGTGCTCTAACAAAATGCTTAAGACCATTTGGTACATCAGTTTTAACAAACCATTTCTTTGCAGAAGTTAAATAATGGTTAACAGTGTATCCTTGCGGTACCATTCCCATATTTCTAACTGCATTGATGTCGTTATCTGCAGTACCTGTTCTGCCTTGAGACGCCATTAGTCTGTCAGCAGTAAATTGAAGCGCTGAAGGAATTATTAATTTAGTTCCTTGTGCCGCAATTTTTAGGCCTCTTTCATCAGTAAACGCTGCGATGTCGATTAGCGCTTGTTCTAATGAAGTTTCGTTAAGATCAGATGCTGTTGACAATTCGTTTGAAAATGTACCAGCTAATGTAGGGTGGTCAGTAGCGCAAAGCTCCTTACCATCTCCACCAGCAAAGTTACTGTCGAACGCATTGTTTAATACAGCTGCTGCTTTAACTTGCTTTGTGTTTGCCATAGATCTTGCTAACGCTTTTGTATATCTAGACGCAAGTCTGTCATACAAGTTATCTTCGATAGCTTCTTCTGTGATTGCAAACGCCAACGCAATTGTTTCGTTTGTGTAACGAGCTGTGTAAGTTTCTTGTGCGTCGTCAAAAGTAACACCTTGTCCTTCAGGTTTTACTGCTGCATTCGCGAAACCTGATAACATTACTTCCTCTTCGAAAGCTCTGTCTGAAGTTTCTGTATCAAAAATCTCAGCATGCTCATTAGCATATTGTTTATACTCTAGTCCAAATAGTGCATTTAGACCAGGCTCTAGTTCTTTAACTAGTTGTGCTCTTGATATTGCCATAGTTATATACTCCTATTTGCTATTAGTTATACAGCGCAGAACCCTTCATAATAGTGACCACGAAGTTGCATCCTGCAACTGTCTGGTCCTTATTTTCAGGATCGTTTGCGTTTCTTACTGCTGTAAACATACATGTTGTAGCAGTAGAACCAACATCTAACGTAGAGATCGATTGACCATCTTTGTTATCTGTTGCTGTGTAGTTGTTCATATTAAAGCCTTTATGTGGATTAACTCCAAGAAGAGTGTCCGCTAAAGCCGCATCAGCTTTTACAACGTATTCCTGATTAGGATTATCATTGATGAAAGCTATAATGTCATTAGACCCAGTATTGTAGTCTATTGACGTTGCCTGTGATGCTACTACATTGTTTGCGAATGTAGGTTTTCCATTAGAGTCAATAAAAAATGCTCCGTTGAAAACACCTATTAGAAGAGCAGAACTTGCTGTTGTCCAAGAAGTTCCACCTGCTCCACCATCGTCAGTAGTAGTAAAACAAGCGTCTTGTGCCATACCAGCTTCGCCAGCAGTTGCTCCACCATCGTTTAACGACATTGGATCACCTTTGTTTGAAGCTACGCCAGGCGCAGTTTGGATTTTGTACTCAGATTGTCCTGAAGTCGCTGGAGTATTACCAACGTTCATAACCATTCTGCAGCCAAATCCAGTTGTACTTGCATTTGCCATAGTTTGTTTCCTTTTTATGTACCTGCCCCGAAGGGCCTCCAGTACGGTTTAAATTATTCGTTGGTGTAGGAATTACTAAAAAATTAGTCTTTCTTTGTACCACCGAAGGTTACACGAGTATTCGACTCTTTTGAGAATCTCATACTTGGGTGCTGTTCCTTCATAAGATTGTTATTAATTGCTTCTTCCTTGTCTTGAGTCTGTTTTTTATAGTACTCTTCAATTTGAAGCGCAATCTCCTCTGGTATCCTTGCCAGCAAAAGGCCTCCAACTCCGATGACTCCTGCGTATTTTCCTTCACTCATAGTTGGAAAATCTTGATCTGGATATTCATCAGCTCTTACAAGCTCGTATCCTTCTCTCAAAGATGCTGCTATGTTTTTTGTATCGTTAAAACCCATAGTTTCAGCTCTTATCCATCTATGCCTAAAGCCGTTTGGCGCAGGCGGTGCATCTAAAGATGAGGGTGGAGTCCAAGTTTTTTTCTTTTCAGATTTAATTCTTGTCTGACTCGCACGTGAAGTTTTTATTTTATTATCTTTTTCCATATGCCTATACTCCTTCCGTGATATTTACTTGTTTCGCATATTCTTCTAGTGGCACACCTAATCTTTTAGCAATTGCTACCTGTGAAGGCGTGAGTTTGACAGTTTTTCTGCGTCCAGTATTGCTTGAACGTTTAGCTGATGCTACATTTTGAGTAGGTTTTACTCTTTCTGTAGAATTACCATCTATCTTATCAAATTTGTGCGGAAATTCAAGTCTTATTCTTTTATCAACTTCTGCATAATATTCGTCAGATTGTGGGTCATAACCTTCTTCTTCTACAAGTGTTTTATGTAGATCAAAAGCGGTATGTGTCATCGCATTATCTTGACCAAACCAAGCATTTTCTTTGGCCCAAGCTTCTGCTTTAGGATCCGTTCTAGCTTGTCTTGGAGCAGGCGCTTGATACTCAGGTTGTTCTACAACTTCCTCTTTCTTACGTTCACTAATTGTTTTTAGTGCACCTAGTCTACTTGCATCATTTGCAAGTTTAGCCATTTGTTCTTGTGCTTTAACTTGCCCATCCACATCTCCAGCTTCTATTGCTACTCTTAATGCTTGTCTTGCAGCATCCATGTTTGTAGAAACTCTTGATTCAAATTCCTTAACATATGAACTATCTAAACTAGAAACTTTTTTCTCTAATCTATCTTTTTCTGCTTTTGTCATTTGAGCAAACTGAATAGCTTCTTCTTTTTGTCTTTCAGCTTCTCTCATTTTACGAGTTAGTTTAGCAATTCTTTTTTGAACTCCTTCACTATATTCTTTTAACTCATCTGGATCTTCTTTTTTTTCCAGTTTAGTTTCTCTTTCATTTTCAAAAGATTTATCTTCAGGTACTTGTTCTACCTCAATCTTTTCTGCTTTGGGTGTTTCAACTTTTTCTGGTTCACCCTTATCGTCTAAATTAATCTCTGCGCCAACTGTTTCGCCGACGTCAATTAATTCTTCTGATGACTTCTTTTGTGCTTCTTCTGGCATAGTTCCTTCCTATGTTTATATTAAATGAAGAATTGATTCAGGATCATCAATGGTCCCTATCACTTCATCATCGTTTAGTATTCGCACTTCTCCACCTTCTATTGGTAGTCTTGAACCCGCGTAACGAGCAAAGATTACCCAATCTCCTATCTGACACCAAGGTTCATTAAATTTATCTTTATCCTTGTATGCAAGATCTCCCATTTTTAAAACATAACCACAAGTGGTTGCTATTCTAGCTTTGTCTAATGATTCTTGGGAAAATAAAATTCCACCTTTTGTTTTTTCTTTTGGTGTAAAAGGTAAAACTAAAATTCTATAACCAGCTGGTTCTGGTAGTTGATCTACTGTTTCTGTTCCAATGTTGTTTGGATGTAATGGCTCTTTTGCTTCGCCTATATTTCTGTTTTCTTCTTTGTATTTTTCTTCTAAAGCTAGTTTAGTTTTTGGTACTTCCTTGTCCGATGTCGATAACGTTTCCGTCATTTTGCTCCTTTTCCTCATTGTTTAGCAGGTTAGAGATTTCCTGTATTACTATTTGATAGGCTTGTGCCTGTCCCAACATATACTTATATTTTTCCATGCTGTCAACCCCACCCGTGATCATAGTATCACCTATGCTTTGTAGCGTAGCGTTGATTCTTTTTTTTAATTTATCTATTAATATCAGTTCGTCCATCTTCTCTCCTTATTGTTTAAATGATTGTAGTTCTTTTAATTTTTCTTGTGCGTCTACAAGTTTTTGCATTTGTTTATCTATTTCGTCAATGTGTTGTGGGTGTTCACCTATACCTACACTATTTTCAAAATAAATTTTTATAGTTGCATCAGCTTCTGATATCTGTGCATTATATCGGTCTTCTAGCGCTTGAAGGATTGCTTGTTTCACAAACTATTTTTTAAAACCCTTTAAAGTTTTTGCAAGTCTGGCACGTTGACCTAACTTGCCACCTTTTTTAGCTGCTTTATTTAATTTACTTGCAGGAATCTTTTTGCCTTTTTTTACACCAAGAGATTTTCTTAATGATCCTGGTTTCTTAATGGCTTTTTGTATCCAGTTTTTATCTGACACAACCTCCGCCTCTCATAGCTTTACCCATTCCAACTCTACCACCTTTTTTCATGTAGCCCATTTTGTTTCTAACTTTAGTTGGAAGTTTTTTTAAACCTTTTTGATTTGGTTGAACTGGTTTTAAAGAACCACCTTCAGATCTACGCATTCTCTCTCTGTCTTGAATTTGAGCAGGAGATTTTTTAGTAATATATTTTTTCTTTTTAGTAATATATTTAGGTTTTTTAGTTATATACTTTGATCCAGATTCACGAAGTAATTTACCTTCTGGTTTTTTTCTAGTGATATATTTAGATGTTTTCTTTTTAGTGATATAACCACCTGTAGCTTTAAGTTCTCTTACGATTCTAGACTTTTCTTCACGGAGATTTCTTTTGCCTTTTGAAGTATCAGCTTTTTCTGCATCAACTCTACCAAGCTCTTCAAGTCTGTTCATTCTTCTAGTGTTCATAAACTACCTGTTGATCTTTCCGCTTTTTTTAGCTTTAGAACCAAACTTACCGTATGATTCATCTCTGCTATCTTTTAATTGTTTAGCAGTTCTTTTTTTTCTAATTCTCATAGCAATAGATTCATCTTTTCTATCTTTGTATCCTTGCTTCTTAACTTTTCCACCTTTTTTCATGCCTGAACTTCCGTATGGAAATCTAACATTTGATCTTACTCCGTTTTGTCTCATTTTTTTCCTCCGTTTCTAAAAATTTGAGTTCCCTTTATACCATATATACTCGCAACGACAAGGATCCACAAATTTGTAAACCATGACGGCAGCTGCGAGAACATGTCAAAAAACAATTTAACTTTGTCCATCGCTGTCGGATCGTCCGATACGACTGCCCAAGCAAGCACCAACACGGGCAAACTTAAAATTATAAGTACGGCCTCGTCTTTCCAGTCTGACTGTCGGGCTTCTAAAAGTTTACCTTGGTAAGCTTCCTGGCCTTCGGCCATTTTAGTGGCGTTCC